ATATCTTCTTTTAAACATTCCAATCATTAGTTAAACTCTTCATAACTTGCTATTAAATCACCATCACTATCATATCCTTGGCCAATTATTAATCCTTGAAATCCTCCTGAAGGACCAGCTGAAAGCGTGCCGCTTCCAATATTTGCTGTAAATGTATCTTCAGTTAAAGAATATTGAGTAGCAATTTTTTCAATAATACCAGTTGTTTCAAGAGGTTTAAACATATAAGTTTGTAATTGAAAATCAAGTGTGTAATTTATTATTCTATAATCTTCATCTGGTATTTCAGATATTATTTCAGGTGTACAACTTTGAAATAATACTTTTACATCAAATGTAGAATTAAGTTCTGGTATTTTAACTTTTAAAAAAATAAATGGGTCGAAGTATGGGAATATTTGTTCTAATATTTGGTCTGTATCTGACATATGAAGTGACCAAATATTCATTGTAAATGTTAAATTGTATGGCACTGGATGTAAATAACTTGTCATATCACCAGCACTTGGTGTTGCTACACTACATACATTAGCAAGTGAATTAACTTTTCGTTCAGTTGCATAATCCATAGTAGTAATCCAAGCGGTAATCATTGGTAATGTTTGGTCATCTTTTCTTTCATTTAACCAATACCATGTTTTTTCTTTACCTGCTAATTTTACTGGTACTTCAATATATTTATCAATAGTTGTTCCATCTGATAAATATCTAATAACTTTTATATCATTAAATGCGTCAAGAAAATTTATTATTGTTCTTCTTAATGCTTTATAGTAAAAATATGTTTTCATTTAATATTCCTTTTTAAATTCCTAATGTTGATGCCGCTAAGAAATACCTATAAATTGTTGGTATGTCTGTTTTATTTGTCCATGTATCTGGGTTGTATTCATCACAATCTTGTAGACCAGCAACATCAATTCCACCATAAACATATCCTATATCATTTATTGTTGATGAAGCATGACCTTTTCTAGCTGGTAATGGACAATCTGTTTTAGCCGTCCATGTATCTGGGTCATACTCATCTGTATCTTGTAAAGACGCTGTTGTTAAATCACTTCCACCAAAAATATATCCTTTATCACTTATTGTTGAAGCTGCTAACCAATATCTATATGGTGCTGGTATATCTGTTTTTTCTGCCCATGTTCCTGTACCACCATCTGGTGTGTATTCATCACATTCATCTGCACCGCCGGCATCACCACCATATATATAACCTTTACTACTTATTGTAGAAGCAGCTAAACGCATTCTACCTGGTGCTGGTAAATCTGTCATATTTGTCCATAAATCAGGGTCATACTCATCACAATCTTGTAGAAAACTAGTATAATATCCAGCATAAATATAACCTTTATTGTTTATTGTAGATGCAGCTAAACCATATCTTATTGGTGATGGCATATCTGTTTTATTATCCCATGTATTTGTATTTGGGTCGTACTCATCACAGTCAGCGTATCCACTATTACCACCACCATAAATATAACCTTTATTAAGAATTGAAGAAGCAGCTAAATTATTTCTTGTTGGAGCTGGTATATTTGTTTTAGCTGTCCATGAATCAAGATTAGGGTTATATTCATTACAACCATCTTTATCACCATCACCACCATAAATATAACCTTTATATACTACTAATTTATATCTTCGTTTAAACATTCCTATCATAATTTAAAATCCATATACCGTTGCGTCATAATCTAAATTTGTATCACTTTCGTCTTCTAACCAATCGTTATCACCAAAGGCTGTAAGAGGTGTTGTTACAGTTGAGTCAATATCATCACTGATATTTTTAGCTGATACTGATTGTTCGCTAAAACGGTACGCCTTAAGTATAAATCCCCAAGCCATTTTATTTAGCTGAAAGATTTGTTCTTCTTCGTGAACGTCGGCTATTTCATATGACCGATCATTCCAAAGTGTTTTTATAACATCACCAGGTTTAGGATTATAACCAGCACTAATATCACGTGAAAACATAAACTTTGGCATAGAAGCATATTGGATAGATTCTTCTGAGTTGATTCCAAATCCAGACGTTAATGTAGGTTCTTCTGTTGGTTCATATAATAATTTTGATTCTATACCAGATAAGTATTTTGTATTTACTGATTCACCATAAAGCCTATCCATTTCAATTGCTTCATCTCGTATATAATATTCAATTTTTATACCAGCTATATCTGTAAATTCAACAATATAATCTTCAAATAATTCATGTTCTGGATTATTTTCTAAATCATATAATTCCCATTTTGGTTTTATAAGTCTACTTGTATTTGCCATATTTTAAATCCTTTAATTTGTCATTGGTGTTGCAGTAAATGTGTGTCTTGCTGGTAATGGCATATCTGAAACATCTATCCATATATTAGCAACAGGGTCATATTCATCAGCAGTTTGTGTAGCTGGATGACCACCAAAAATATAACCTTTATCACCTATTGTTGTTCCTGCTATTAAATATGTATCTGTTCTATTATAATCTAATTTAGCTGTCCATGTATCCACAACATATTCATCAGTATCTGGTATTTGACCAGGACCAAATCTAAATCCACAATAAACATAAACTTTATCATTTATTGTTGACATAGCATGAGCATATCTATCTAAATCCATATCTGTTTTACTTACCCATGAACCAGCTCCTGTTGGTGTGTATTCTTCAGTATCTCTCATATCACTTATGGTATCATTTCCACCAGTAAGATACCCTTTATCATCCATTGTAGATGCGCAGCCTTGTCTTAAAGGTTTTGGTGTAGCTGTTTTAGTTGTATATGAATCACCAGTAGGATTATATTCTTCATTTAAATCCGTCCAAGTAAGAGTAGCAGAAGTACCACACAATACATAACCTAAATTACTTATTGATGTTGCTGTTAAATCTTGTCTCCCAGTTATATTACCAGTTTTTAATGTCCATGTGTCTGAGTAATATTCATAAGTAGTATTTAATTTTCCTGCTCCACCATATAAATATCCTTTATTATTCATTGTTGAAGAAGCATGACCGTATGTAGATATTAGCATATTTGATTTTTCAACCCATGAATCAGTACTTGGTGTATATTCATCTGTGGAATCAGTCGTTGCGCTTCCACCAAAAACATATCCTCTATCATATGCTAATATATATCTTCGTTTAAACATCCCTATCATTTTATTTTCTCATTAATTCCGTATGTTGTTTCATTACTAATAATAATGTTTCTTCTAATAATGATATTCTATTTTCTAATTTCTTTAATTCATTTGTTTTTGGTTTAGATAATGATATTTCATTATTCACATCTTTTTCGTTTACAATATTTTTAATACCAGCATTATAATCACCATCACCACCAAATTGTTTACCATCTGGATTATCAGGTGTTGGTTGTTGTAAAATAATACGTTTATCAAGTTTTCCTTCTTTCATTGATTTTTCGTATGCGCTCATTATTGACATATTAATTATTCTCCTTTTTTAAATGGATGTTCTTTTGTATCTTTTTTTGCTTGTGCTTTTGGTTTATCTTTTCCACGCCAATGTGTACTACCATATTTCTTATCTTTAATTGAAGCACAAAAACCTTTTGCTTTTTGTTCATCAAAACCTTCTTTACCTTTCATACGTAATACACAAGCGTCAAAAAATCCTTTAGAATCAGCTTTCTTACCAATAGTTTTTTCAAACTTTGCAATTGAATCATCATCCCAACCTTTAGCTTGTATAGGTGCTTCATTTATAAATTTTTTAAATCTCATGTTATACCTTCCATTTTAATTCTACTCTTTTCATTACCTTACCTAAAAATGGGTCTTTCACACCGGCTTTTTCCATTGCTTTTTTCATTTTTGATATTACATCATCTCTACCTTCCCATTTTTTCCAATTCTTATCCATCAAGTCAGCACCTTTAAATATTCCAGTGACCCAAAGGTTAACTAAAAATTCTTCTTTTAAATTATTTAAGAAGTCTTTAATTTTACCTTCATTAATTTCTTTGATTTCTTCTTCTTTCTTTTTATAATTATCTTTTATCATATTTTCATATGCTTCTAAAATTTTATCTTCCATCTGTTCTCCTATTTAATAATTTTTGACACAAAAACGTATATATTTTTGTGTCAAAAATTTATCCAATTAAAATTCCATATCCTTCAAAATTTTCTTCAAGCATTAGTGTTTCTTTTAATGTTTCTTTTTCTTGTGTGCCTTCTGATATTAATGTATCACCATCTAATGCTATACCTGTGTTTCCAATAGAAGCAAACTGTGCAAATTTACTTCTAACTCTACCAAGCATTATTTTACTTTCAGCAAGGGCATAATCAAATATCCAATCAGTATCATAAAAATCATTATCAGTATCACCAACAGCCCAATTTTCTAATGAGCTACCTTCAATCATATAAGTTCTAAGTAATATCCAACCTGGAGAATCAACAGTTATTGTTTCACCATCAGTATTTAAAGCACTTAATGATGAACCTGAAGGTGGGGCTGGATGTATTTCAAGTTGATTTGTATATCTATGATATTTATAATTATATGTAGATGGAGTATATCTTTGTACTGTTTCTAAAAAATCTCTTGCAATATGATATGAAATCATAGAATAATTATCACCAGTAGTATTTAATAACATATCAAATGCACCTTGATTATATAAAAAATTATCAATGGTAAATAAAGTATTTATATCACCATAAGTTCCTTCTCTATCTTCATAGCTTACTACTTCAGTTACACCTATTGGTAAATCATATACATATTGACCAGCTGATAACATTACAGTAATAAATGTTTCTTGTGTTGCTTGACCAACTGCCCATTTAATAAATTTACTACGTGCATAATCAATAGCATCAAATAATTGAGAAGAATCTATCTCAACTTTAATCATTGGTGCACCTAAACGTCTTTTTATTTTTTCTGCTAAATCAGATTTTGTCATGTTTTTTCCTTCCTATTAATTAATCATATTTATATTTATTTATTCAAAAACATTTGAATTATTTAACCAACTCCAATCAGTTACTGTGTCTTCAACATCTGATAATATACCCCAAGTATCATCATCTTCTTTTTTCTCAACGAATCCATAACCTCCATCTAATATATTCATTTCCAATATATAACAACCCCAGTATAGAGCTGATACTAAATCATCAGCTTTATCTTTTCCAAAAAACTTAGTGCCTTCTTCAATATAAGAACCAAGCTCTTCAATTGTTTCTTTATCAACAATTTTAACACTACCGTCTTCTATTAGTTTTTTCATAAGTAGAACAGCTTTTGGTTTTGTTTTTGTACTTGCTCTTATTCCAAGACTAGCTGTTTTGGCACCAGAATTTACAAGATTTGGATTTTCAACATCCCACCATAGTCTTTGAACCACAGCAGACCCTTCACCATTATTTTCACACATTATATATGCGTTATTATAATAGTATGACATTTTACTTAGTATATCAGTAAATTCATAAACATCAGTAAGGTTATCTCTAAATACTGCAACCTGTTCCATTTTAACAGGATTAACACTTTCTAATTTTAAAATTTGTATTGTTGACCAATTTTGACCGGTTCCTTTTGCTGGGTCAGCGCTTACAATATACATTGCTCCG